CCATATTATGCTTCTGTTGTTACTCCGATAACATCAAATTTATCATCAGTCGAATTATAAATAATACCTAAATAAGTTGTCTTACTCGCTACCGTTGTTGTTGGTAGTGTAATTCCAACCGCTCTATATTTCGCACCGTATGCAATTGTTTGAGGTGTCGCATTGTCTTTTATGCGAATTACTAAATCTTTACCTTGTACCCATGTACCGCTTGGATTAGCTAAAGTTAAGCCGACCGCTTGAGCTGTAATTGTAACTAAGTCGTTACCTAGTGCGGGTGTTACCGTTGCTGAAGAAACCACCGCTTGAACACTTGGGTTTTGTTTTAGCTCTTCACCTGTTACATACTTTGATGTGTACACTCCGGGACTGACGTATTCTGACACCTCTAAAATGTCTAAACTAGCTATTTTTGCATTTTTCGCTGTTAGTTCGCTTATCTTCTTGTTTGCCATTATTCTTTGTATTTAAGTATAAATTTAATTTCTCTACGTTTGCCTTTTTTGGCTTTGATTGTCTTATATTACCCATCCTCCTGTAAAATTATTCGGAGTTGAATTAACCCCATAGTTAACCGTTTGTGAATACTCAGGGAATAAAGACTCGTTATCACACAAATAGTCTGTTAACCTTTGTGCGTAGTATTGTGCGTGTGTTCTTTCTTTCTCAGCTAAATAGTCTACTTCATTTTTTTGCACACTTTCGGAGTTTTCAGCATTATGTTTATACACTCCTTTATTGCTTAATGTATAAGCCATGAACGGCAAAAACTCCGCCATTGTGTAATGAATCAAAACGGGCTTGCAATATGTGTTAACTAATGTTATGTAGTTACCCGCTAAAGTGCTGTTTAAAATGCCGTCTTGAATTTTCTCAATAAGTACCGTTCCGAGTAATCTCGCCAAGTGAATGTCTTGAGCAATTTTAATGTATGGAATCACCTTATCAGCATCAACTCCGCCATTAAGCGAAGTTAAAGCCTTTATATCTGCTTGAGTAATTAATAGTGCTTGTGCCATTATTTCGCGTCTTTAGGTAGGTTTTTATTGTTTGGGCTAAATCCTTTATGTGGTAGGTTGTTAGGTTGCACACTTACCTCGTAAGGGTTTCTGATTTTATAACCTCTTTTTTCAGCAATAGAAGTTAAAATCTTTTTAGCGTCTTTGTTTAATGGGCTAACAGCATCAGTATTAAGTGAAGCGTACACTTCTCTTTTGAACGAATGCCTGCATCGCGCACCGCCCTTAAAACGAAAAATTGAGTAGGTGTCAGAACCACCCTCACCAAAGTTTGGATTAACTAAAGGGTCTTCACTCATGCGTTCAATATCTTCTTTTCTGTAAAGTTTGTCAGCACTTAACATAGCCTTGCAAAATGCTCTTGTATTAGGTCTTAGTAACCCCGAATACCTATAACGTGTCATAAATTTCACATCTTTAACTATCGCATCTTGTTCACTTTTTGCCATTGGATTAGCTACTCCTGTTTTAACGAAATCCCAAACTTTTGAAAGTGTTGTTTGCTCTTTGTCGAAATCAAAAACTTCACTCCCATCTTCGTCGAATGAATCAATTAAGACCCATTTAGATAGGTCTATTTCTTCACCATAACCGCTTAAATCTATTTCTTGAGAAGATAGTGATGCATTAGGGTCGTTAGGTAAATCTGAACCACCTTTTTCGGGTGATAAACCAACTAAAGCACGTATCTCGTTTGCTGTCATTGATTCAATTACCTTATTAGCTACTAAAGGACTTAAAGACTGAATACCATCAATAATAGCTTTTGAATTATTATCTGTTAAATTACCTTGTGCATCTAAAGGTTGTAAAGGTTTAAATGTTAAATTCAAATCAATACCGTTAAAATTAAGTACCGTTTCAATAGCTTCGATTATTTCATCTTGGTAAGGCTTTATAACCATGTTATCAAATAGTATAGCACTATTCTTTAACTCATCAGCATTGGCGCTAAATCCTGTCGTTGTTGCAATACCGAATAGTAAAGGGCTTGTTACTTGGTGGCTTAATAGAATCTTTCTCAATGCTTCTTCTGCTACGTACGCATACTGTTTATCAGCGTCCGAAACAGGCAAACTTTCAACCGTTGCTTTGCTTTCAGAATTAGAATTAAAAGCTACTATTAATTGACTGCCCTCAGCTCCTGTTAATTGGTTAGTAACGTTTCTTTTTATTTCTTCTTGTTGCTCGTCACTCGGTACACCGTTGTTAAAATTGATTATAGTCTTAGGACTGAATGAAGTGTTAACTAGGTTATTCAAGTACTTAGATACACTTTCTTCTAATTCGCAATAAGGCAATCCAGCGAGGTAATCAGGATTAGAATAATACTTTAAGCCAACCGAATAAGGTTTGAAATATAGTATTTCGATTTCGCTAGATCCAAAACCAAAAGCACTAATTCTTTTAGGCTCGTATTTTTTAGTGTCTGACCAATTATCTGAATAATAATAAGCCTCAATTTCTCCGTCTTTATTGCATTTTTCAGCGCGTAAAAGTTGAACAGGAATATGATAAGCCTTTAATATCTTTTTATGTCCTTTATCGTAGTGTAATTGTAGTGCAAATTGCCCTAACATTTTTCTATCTACAATAATTTTACGTAAATCTTCAGGTGAAAACAAAGCTAACGCTTGTGCGTACTCATTAGGCTTTAGCCTTGCGTTGGTAGCTGTTAAGCCCCGACCATAAACAAGTTTACAAATATTGCTTATTACAGCGTTGTTTGTAGTTGAAGCGTTAAAACGGTCAATTAAATAGTCAAAATAATCGTTATTTGCACCATATTCGACCCACTCTTTTTGGTTACTTTCAACAACTTCTGGTTGCTTATAAGCACTCAAATTTATTACATGTATGTTATTCATATACTATAAACTCATTAAGTGATTCATTCGAAGTAAAGCGCCCGTTTACCGTGCTGAATTTCTCCAAATTAACTTGATTTGTGATTAATATCTTATCCCTAAATACCACTTTATCACTAATTGAACTCTTTAGCTCCATTGTGTATGTACGGTTTTCTTTAACTAAGCCCCATAAATTAACCGTTAAGGCTGTTGTGTACTCTCCAATAACGTAAGTGAAGAACTCGATTGTCGTTGCTTCTTTGGTTTGCTCATCCGTTATTAGGAATAAATCCCAAGCTTCATCCTTTGTTATGAAGTGAACCGTTTGATTTTGATTTATTGACTTAAATATTATCACATCTATATAAGTAGATTAGCCGAATTTGTTGCATAAAAAAAGGCTATCCGATTAAGATAGCCTAATTTATCTATGAAACAATTATTATGCTGTTACTATTGTAGCTGCACCAAAAGCCGTTGCTAGTGCTGCTTCATCTGCTACATCAATAAGATTAGCTTCTAGTTTTTCCATTCCAACCAAAGTAATGTCATAACCGCTAAAATCTCCCATTTGTACACCGCTATTGATGTTAGCTGTTGTTAACTCCATACCTCTTTCTAAACCTGCGAAATAGAATTTACCATTTCTAGTTTTTACGATTACGTGAGGCGCGCCATAACTCATTAATTTTACAGTCTTCATTGTTGTAATCTCTCTAGACTTCAACTGAATCTTTAACGTTTGTTCTACATACGTAGTTCCGTTTTCTCTTGAGCTGTTAATTACTTGGTCAAAAGAGTTAGTTCCTTTTAATTCGAATTTATAAAGGTTAGCAACTCCTGCTACTGAATCTATTACATCAGTATTTGTACCATCGTACGTTATACCTGTATAGTCATTTTTATTGACAAAATACACGGCATCCAGTCCTCCGATTAGTGTCTTACATGGCTCACTTCCCATTCCGTTTACGATATCACACGACATAAGTATCTGATTTTTAAATGTTTATAAAAAAAGGGTGGCGTTTATTGCACCACCCTTTACTAATTATTTTTTAGTTATTAATTAACTGCATTAACGATTCCATATACGCAGATGTCCTCCGAAACGGCATAGTTGACACAACCAGTTAACTTCATGATAATACGAACGTTATCGTCTCCTAAAGTTGCTGAAGTATCAATCAACTTTAATTCCGAATGGTCAGAAACTAAACCGCACATGAACATTAAATTTTCTTTAGTCGCTGCAATCATAATATCGTCAGGTAATCCCTCAACTTCTACTAATTCATAACCCTCAAAGAATAAAGGTTGTCCAGCGAACCACATAGCTCCTTTAGCCTCATAACCTGCTGCGCCTAAACCATTTGCACCAAAACCACCTAACGCACGGATAAAAGCGTACTTGACATTTTTAGCGATAAAGATTTTCAATTTACCTTTCAATCTGTTTGGAATCGAATCGACCAACTTCGACATCTCTTCTACACAGTTTGCAGCCGTAATAGCTATACCCGCCACCTCTTGTGCTGCTGGTAAATCTGCGTCGTTTTCTAACAATTTGATGAAACCATCAAAACCATTTACCGCACTATCACCTTGCCAAATCATTGTCTCGATTTCTGCTGCTACTGCTGCAACTTGTAACGCAACTAAATAATCTGAGAATGTTTTTGGCAATACATCGAATGCTGAATAACCTTGTTCTGCTGCTTCCCATGTTGAGTGGAAATCTTGCTTACAAATTTGTTTATTCAATTTCATTTCAACAGGATTCCAGTAACGCTCTGTAAGAGTGTAAGAACCTGATGGATTGAAATCACAATCGTTAGCAACTAAACCCCCTGTTAATTCTAAACGCTTCACAATACCTTTGTACTTAACATTAGGTACAATTGTGATTAAATTGTTAGCAAGTGTTTTACCCTCTAAAAGTGCAGCACTTACCCATTTCTTTAAGTCTTCACCAGCATATGTGGTGGTAATATTTGATACTGTAGGCATCTTTTTTTATTTTTTAGTTAAACAATTTTTTAAATATTCTCTGCTCGATAGTTTCCTCACCTTTGTTGCCAAATTTGTAATTTGCTTTAGGCTCGATTTTATTTTCAGGATTGAAAGTTATTGGTTTAGGCTCTTCGCTTAATTCAGTTACCGAGCTTTCCTCGTCAACTTTCGTCAATTCAGTAATTTTAGCTTTCAATTCTTCGTTTTCTTTTTGTAAAGCTTCAAAATCTTCTGCTGAAAAATGTGATTCGCGCACCGTTGATTCAATTACTTTTTTTGGTTGTGTTGCCGTTGGTGCTGTTGTTGTTTCTGCTTCCGCTTCTACTTCTACTTCCGTTTCCGCTTCAGGCTCTTCTGCTGTTGCTTCTTTAACCTCCTTAATCATACCTTCAACTTCAACTACTAAAATCTTTCCATCTTCTAGTTTGTATTCACCTACGGGTAAAGCGATTTTTTGCTCATCTTCAGTTACAATGAAAACTTCGTTATCCATTTCGAAAGCATCAGCTTCGATAATCGTAACACCATCTTGTAGCTTCATTTGTTCTAACTTGACCTCCATTCCTAACTTAGTCATGATAGTCTTTAAAATTTTATTCGCATTCTTCATACACTAATAATTAAATAGTTTTATTTTGTTGCATTTAAGACACTTTTACCCGTGGCGCTGGCTTTGGTGTTATGTTTGAAATAGTACCGCCTGTGGTTGCTCCTATGCCCTCGTGTTTAAAATCCCCATCACAACACTTTGAGTTGTACGTTCCGTCGTCGCATAAGCAACCTTTTTTTCCTCCTTTTCTTCCTCCTGTTTTTTTCATAATTATACTCTTATTCCATAAATTTTAACCGTCATTGCATCTATTCCTGTAATATTGTCTTTAACAATAAAGCCTAACCTATCCGTTGAATATGCTTTTAGTTTTAAACCCCATTGTAAGCCAAAAACATCTTCTAAGTCAATCACACCTACATACGATTCTGAAGCACCTACAACATTCGTTAGCTTGTAGGCTTCATTTCCCGAACCAAAAGCTGGCTGAAAATTTGCTAACTTAATCATGTCATAGTTTGATTTTAACCCACTTTCAATCGTGTACTTGCCTTGCGTTTGATTGAAATAGTAAAACTCTAATCCATTAGTTAGGGCTGTTAATGCTCCGAATTTCTCTAATGATGCTCCTGCGTCTGCAATGTCGAAAACAACCGTATTAATATAGATGTCATAATCTCGTGCTTCAACGTAGAAGTCTTGATTAGTTACCGAACCATTTACATTCATAGCTGTTACACCTGTGCCGTTTAGCTTCATATACTCCGCAATAGGTAGCGTTATTTGTTCAGCATCTTTTGGCGGCTGTGGAATGACGTAAACATTCACCGAGCCATCTTCTTCGATAGCCAATGAATGCCCGTTCTTTTGATCGTGTAAACTTGTCTTTAACATTATACTTGACCGTCTTCAGTTTCTAAGTAACAAGCAATAGCGAACTCGACAATCATCGAAGTGTTACCTGTAGGGGTTGTGAATAATACTCCTACGCTTGACCCTTTAGGTAATGTTATAGCTCCTGCACTAACCGCCACTCGTTGTGTTGCTGTAGGTAAAATCGATTCCAAAGCAATTGACCCATCTGTAAAAGTGTTACCTGTTGCACCTTTATAAAAAGTAACATCTAAAGCCCTTGAACTACCAAAATTCCTGTTCACGTTAATTTCCCCTGCTACTGCTCCACTAACTATTGTACCTGCTGTTGGGTTGCGAATAATGTCAACAAAGATATTGCCCGAACCTCCTGTGCTTGCGCCTGTTTGATAAAAAAAGTTTGTAAGGACCAAAGGGTAGTTTTCGTTATTCTTAACGTACATAACCGCGTTAGTAGTTGCACTATTAGTTAATGTTATTCGTCCCGTGTTTAGGTTAAATGAAGTACCATTTTGCGAGCTGTACGATTCTCTATCCGTACCAATTGAATCTACGTGCAATCTTCCATCAATATCTACTTTAGCACCGTAGCTTTTACCCGTTCCATCTTGTATAATTTCCGCCATTTTATTTGATTTTTTAAATAGATTTAGTTCTTATAAAAGCTGTTGTTGCTATCCTTACTGACTGCGATGTGTTACCCGATGAAGCCGCCCATGTTATGCCGATTGTATTGCCTTTAGCTAACAAAAAAGGTGTTGATGTAAAATTAACAACCGCTGAACCTGCTCTATTTGTAGAACCTAAAGTAGTACCCCCTGTTAAAGTAGCGCCTGTCGCTCCTTTATAGGTTGTTACATCTAATAAATTAGAGCTTGAAAAATCTCGGTTAACATTAGCTTCAACTGCTAAAGCACCGCTGACAATAGTTCCGCCTGTTGGGTTTCTAACTACTTTTAAAGTTCCATCTCCAGAACCGCCCGTCGAAGTGCCTAAAATAATTAATATCTCTTGAACAATAACATCTTCTTCGCCCTCGTTTTTTAAATACCAAACAGCGTTATCAACGCCTGCGTTAGTTATATCTACTAATCCTGTATTTATATTATATCCGTTACCCAAAAAAATAGATTGATTTACTTCTACTCTCGTAATTGCATTAGTATGAAGTCTATTGTCTGAGTCTACTTCGGCTGAAAAGCCTTTACCTGTTCCATCTTGTAATATCATTGGTATATTTTTTTAAGTGTTTTATTTATTTCTTTCAATTCTATCAAAATCTCGTTTAGTGCATCTTGTTGTAAGTAT